ACCATAATCTTTGAAGTCAGTATGCATCTGTTCTACTAAGGAAGTAGTTGGTACGATGAGTAATACCTTATTGTCAAAGTTTGATAGGTAGTATTTAATTAAGAGATATGCTATGAATGACTTACCTGAGCCAGTAGGAGATAATAAAATTGCTCGAGATCTTGTTAGGGCTTTTTCAATCGCATCGTATTGATAAGCTCGAGGCTGAAATGGAAGTGTTGCGTCAGCTAGTAAACCGTCCAGTTCAAGAGAAGGTCTTGGAGGAACCGGAAAACCATATTGATCCGACTCTTCTGTGTCAACAGAATATGACCGCTCAGCTGCAAACTTTATTAAATAAGCGTATAGCCCAGCAGAGAGCTCTCCAGTTATGCGATTAAAAAGTTTTATCTTTCCATCCCACACTTTGTTCTTATAAGCCGGCATAAACTTATATCCAGGTACATAGAAAGAAAAATAGTCTGATAACTCTGCGGCATAACCAGGCTCACAATCTACGTAAAGCATACTATAATCTTTTAAACGTACAGTAAATTCAACCATTCTCTTTTAACTCTTTATACTTCTGTCTCACATCTAAAAACTGAGGTAACCAATCATGTGTATTTACTGTAAAGATTTGAGGTTCACTATGATCTACTGCAATCAATATAGCACCTTTCTTTATAGGTATACCTGTTCTCTCATAGAAAGCGGCTGCATAAAATGATGCTTGTATAAAGTAGTTAGTAATCCATTCTACCTTTTTAGGTTTACGTGCTGTCTTAAAATCTATAATAGAAAGCTCACCGTCAAACTCAGCAATACAGTCTACCTGACCAGCGCATTTAAGCTTATCGCTGTATAGAAACTCTTCTTGAAACCATATGTTATTTACCCTCTTATCCATAATATCTTTAAGATGGCTAAAAGTGTATAGATTATTAGGCATAGCCTTGGAGTCCCAATCAGAGACGTTGTCTAAGTAGTCCTCTGCTAACTTATGTACCGAGGTACCTCTTGTAGCGGCCTGATGAGATATTTTATTAGCTTCTTCTTCGCCTACTCTTTTACGCCAGCGCATAATACTATCTTTACTAAGAATGCTGAGTACTGTAGTAATAGAGGGGTAAGCATTACCTTCAGGGGTAAAATACTTACGACCTTTCTCTGTTGTCTTTCTAGTCATCTTAGGTAAAGTTATACCATGATCTACGTGCTCAAACATTAGTTACCATCTTCGCTTTCTATACCACCATACATTATCTGGAGCGTAAACAATCTTTCTATCTAGTCCAACAGCGCTCTGTAATGTAATGCTGCTAGTAATCTCTGTTAACCATCTACTAATAGTTTCAAAACCTGAGTCATGACCTACAACTAGACCACCTTCTCTAACTTTCTTCGACCAGTTCAAAGTATCTTTACGTACACATTCATATGAATGATCAGCATCAATAAATATAAAATCTAATGATTCATCAACAAATTGATCTAAGCAACCATCGGAGTATGATCTAATCATAACAGCTCTTTTAGCTCTATCTTCTTCTTCGTTGATCCAACTCTGCAGCTTACCAAAATTTTCATGATAATCATGACCCTCTAAATCTCGGTTCTCCAGCCGCACATTTTTATCCGCCACCCATACATCTACTCCGTATAAGGTAACGTCAGGACATTGCTGGATAATTTTTTTAAATGTCTGGCCAGACTGTACTCCTACCTCAACTCCAACTTTGTAGTTATTTTGTTGGATTTGATCTATCAGAAAATCCCATCGCTTCATACTCATTATAATTTATCCACCTGCTTCAAATTGTTTCCATCTTATAATATTACTAATCGTCTGATGACGCCAGTTTAGATTATTTACTATCTCTGTAAGTGTATCTATAACCGTTTTCCAGTACTGTACTTTCTCTTCACTCTGCTGAATCTCTGGATCACTGTCATAATAATAATCCATCTCACCTTTCATGATCTTAAGACCATCAAAAGGATCTGGTTCCCACCCTAACGCTTCGATAGATTCGCGATCCATCTTACCGTTATAGTATAACCATTTTTTCTTGAGTAAAGTTTTCTGCTTGAACTCAGCGCGCTTCTTAGCTAGTTTAGCTTCTGCTAACCACTGTAGATATTTAGCATGTAGTGAAGGTGTTACTCTTGATGTCTCATCTAAAGCGGTTCTCTCGATAACACTATCCTTCGACCATTCGTCGAGTATCTTTTGCAAATCCATAATATAACCTTATTAATTTATTTCAGTTCAAAGTAAGAGAATCTAAATGTAGCTGGGAATGTAATCTGAGTCGTATCACCAGTGGTAGCTTCCATCATCATATTACCTAACCCTGTCGGCACACAATCTATATATCTGATTGTTCTAGTAACATTATTACTACTACTTAGGATAGCTAGAGTGATATCCGAATACGTTGGAGGTGTGGTATCTGTAATAGATCTATCTAATCTACTCTTCTGATTAGTTTGTACTAACCTGTGCATCCAATTGTACATTTCCGTATAAGCATTCATATTCTCGTCAACTATAATTATACACTCTAATTCAGTAAAAGTCAACTTATCTCCAACCATAGCGATATTGCCAATACGTTGGTACGGAACATCAGCAGCTGGAATATCAATTGCTGGATGAGCTACACTCTGACAAAAGAACTCTAGATTAGGAAAGTTTTTTCTATCAATAATAAGCTTAAACGATGTAGGTTGAAGCAAATTAATATTGCTCAAGCCAGTAGTACTACCTGTTAAGGTATCATCTACATTAACTGTAACTGTAGGATCTAAGGTTGGCATATCAATTCCTATTCTATTTACATGTATTTATATGGGAAAAAACTTTTGTTTTTCTGAAAAAAACAGTTGCACTTAGTTCAAATATAGGCTATAATATATGTATGATAAGGAGATAAGACATGATTGATTATATTACAGCAGACGAAGGTCACATTGATATGTACTCAAGTGGTGATTTAGTAGGAATCGCAAAGACAGCTAAAACTATTTGCTGGTATTTGCAAGAGATGGGCTTCAATGGATCTGTAGCTACTTCATCTTCAATGGACTTTGCTTCTGAGTATGGTTTTGATACTGATGAAGAAGCTAAAGAGCTTTGGGAATCTGGTGTAAAAAAATTCTATATGTCAGCAACTTCTTAAGGAGATATAATATGACTAAGTTTGATAAATCTAAATTTACTTACCACGGTGGATATCTTGAGTATACAGGTACCTACGAAGGTCAACCAACATGGGATCAAGTAGCTCCTAAATGTCATCCTTCACGTGTAGGTATGCCTAAGGAATTATTTATTGCTCGCTTTAAGTATAGCGGTAGTCCTATTAAGATGGGAGCGTTTAAAAAGTTCTTGGTAAAAAACTTTACTGTTGAAGAATATGTAGAGATGAGAAGTGGTAATGATATAGATAGCTCTCCTCTAAGAGTCCTAGAGAGAAAAGGTTTCACATTTTAAATAAAAAAAGGGCCGCGTGAGCGGCCCTAGTTGTTTCCGTAATCCGAATCCTATGCTGGGTTCAGGATGTTGTCTACGCGGAAGATTCTGTAGTACTGGTTCGCACGAGCCGCACCAATGGTGTCGCCTGGAGTTGAACCTACGAATGGGTTTGCAACCATACCGTAACGAGTTTTGAACCCGATGCGTGGTTGGAAATCATTCTCGCCAACTGCACGAACCATAGTTAGCGGTACGTATGGGCAATAGAAGATACCTGCGTCATATGCGTTTGTACCTTTGTATCCAACTGTGATATAATCAGCAGTTGCATATGGGTCGATGTATACTTTCATACGACCATTCAATGTACCAGCAAATGTGTTGCCTGTGTCATCTACGTTCAGAGCTGTGTTCATGTTTGGAGTATAGTCCAACATACCTGAAGCTGCCAATGCTGTTGCAACGTCTGAAGAACAGATAACGATGTTACCTTTTCCTCTACGAGTGTCTTTTGCGATTTGGTTTGCTTCACGGTCAAGCTGTACTACCAGACCTTTGAACTTCTCTGCTGACCAACGACCATCAGCATCTGATGCCAAGTTAAAGATACCTGACTTAGTTGCGTTAGAAGTTGTAAAGCCAGTTTTCGCACGAGAGTTGATTGTACGAATAACTTCACGGTTAATTTCAGCCAAGATTTCTGTTGACAAGATGTTTGCCAATTCTGTCTCAGCGTCAAGACCATGAATTGCTTTCAAGTCTTGTGCAAGCTCGAGTGTGTACTCTGCTTTCAACGCGCGTGACTTCGCAGTCACAGTTGCTTTTTCAATGGTGAAGCCCATTTCAGCGAATGCAGACTCTCCAGTTGTTCCCAACTGTTCTGCGTTTGCTGTAGTCATACCACCACCAAATGTTGGGATACGAGTAGCTGAGTCAACATCAGCGAAACCAGCCAAGCCTGTGTCGTCTGCAGATTGTGTTGCAGATGAGTCACCAGCAAAGCCTGAAATAGCTTCGTTGTACAACGCTTCGTTGTTGGCAGTTGCGCCAGCACGAGTTGTTTTGTATTTTGATTTCATCGCGAAGATGAGACCTGTTGGACCAGACATTGGCTGAACACCACATACGTCATATGCCATCATGTTTGGCATAGCACGACGTACAAGTGAAATCAATACTGGGTTCCAGTTAGCAGCAACAGATGTGTTGTTTGCAGCTGCATCTTCCGTCATCATTGAGGCTTGTTCGCCTTGCTCACGGATTGCTTTTTCTGTGTTCTCCAGAACGACAGCGGTAACAGCGCGCTTGTGGGCGTCTGCAATTGAACCGGCTGACTCTTCGTTCAATACCGGAGACCATTTCTCTACGAGACGATCATAAGTTTCCATAATTGGATCTCCTACTTACTTATTTGATTTGCGTAATGCGTTAATGTACTGTTCCATCATTGGGGATACTTCTACTTCATCTGAAGTGTCATCAGTATCTTCGATAATAGAATCAGCTGTTTTAGTTTTGCTGAAGTATGATTCTTTCAACGTAGCGACTTTCTGAGAGAAAGCTTTTTCGTTATCAAAATCAATTGACTCAGCTAGTGATGTAAGCTTTTCAACTTGTGTTTCTGCAAGATCTTTAGACGCTTCACGGATAACCGCTGCGCGCTTATAAGATTCTAGCTCTTCACCAAGTGACATAGCTTTAGCAGTTGCTTCATTAACTTGAGCTTCTAACTCTTCGTTAGCTTCTGCTAGTTCATCAACTAGGTCTACTTTGGATTCAGGAACTTCAATATAAGACTCTTGGAACACGTCTTTCAACTTGTTCATAAAGCCTTCTGCAATCTCGGTACGAAGACCTGATTGGATTGCAATTTTGTTGTCGTCCATCCATTGCTCAACTACATAGTTGAGGTAGCTGTCTACCTTCTCTACGAGATCAGATTTAGTTGCTTCAACTTCTTCTGCTAATTGCTCAGCATATTCTGTTTCCAAACGATCGATTTCTTCTGAGAGTTTCGACTTAACCGCTGCTTCAAAAATAACTGCTGTTTTGGCTTTAAAGTCTTCGGACAGTGTTGCCTCAGATTCTACAAGCGCATTCAGGTCGTCACTAAAGTCTCCATCAAATTCTACGTCTTCGGCCTTCATGGCCTTGCCAGCAGCTTTTAATTCAGACGGTTGGCTGTTGCTCTTATCACCCTTGCGTTTTGGCGCTTTAGGGCCTTTCTTTTCAGCGGCATCTACAGATGCAACTGATTGAGCTTCAGCGTTTTTTGGATCGTGAGCTTCTTCGATTTCCTCGTCGAGCTCTACATCCTGGTCTACTTGATCAGTCATGTTTGACTCCTTACAATTTAGATTTCATTAACGAGAGGAAATTTTTAAACTCACGAGTCTGAGCCTCATAGAGGTCAGCGCGTGGAGCCTTCTTAATTTCAGTCTCCATTTGTTCAATTACTTGAGGTTCAATAATACCATTGTTCCAAACCCATTCTACACCTTCCATTATTCCATTGACAAAAGCTGTCGGTGCTGATGGATCTTGTACGATATCAACCGTATTAAGAACAAAGTCGTCTTTGACGTACATTGTACCATTTTTTTCCTCAAGGCTACCCATACCACGAGTTGACACTCCTAGTTGAACACCACCTTCTAGTAAACCTTTTACGATATTACCCATTGGAGTATCCAAAATTTGTGCCTTACCTACAACATCATTTCCCTTCCAAGAAAGTTCTGTGATCTTGTGAGATACCTTATCTAAGTTTACAGTCGGTCCTTCTGGATGATTTAACTCTCCAACCGCTCTGTTCTTAGAAACTTGTTCAGTAACGTATGTATCTACTGCCTTTTCCATAATAGGTTTTGGGTAGATACGACCGTTTCTATTCTTTGCTTCTGACTGCATGAATACGCCTTCGATAAAATGGTTCTTTGTACCATCTTCTTTAGACTCTACAATACATTCAATATCTTGTTCGTTATATTCTGCAATCAGCTTCATGTTTTAACCTTTATAATCAACTGCTGCAAATAAGATTGTAGCAGCGCCGCCAAACAATTTGTCTGACTTGGCTTTATGAATAATAACAGACTCGCCTCCTGCTAGCGTCATTGTACCTAGCACGGTTCCAGCTGCATCTGTTTTAGTTACCAATCCTACTGCAGTAGCAGTATTGATTGCTCGGACATTAGCATGTCTACTGAAATTTGATGCAGCAAGACTGCCATTAGCAGCCGCTTCTGTTGTTAGGGGACTTACTATCATTTGTTATCCTTTATATGTTTTAACAAACTGTTGAGCCATTTTCTCAGCTTCTTTCTGAGATTTATAAGCGTCTAGTCTATCACCATCTATATAGACCACAAACCCTGCTTTTTCTTTGTGGATCTTAACAGGTATGCGATCAATCTTTTTGTTAAAGACTTCTTGTCCTGAAGGACGTCTTTGCAGCTTTTCTCTAAGTTGTATAAACGTTTTCATTTCAACAGTCTCTTTAATTATAGTTTATTTATATGAAAGGATTTTTTAAGACTATTCGTACTCTTCTTCTTCGTCTTGATCTTCTTCCATATCACCATCTTCGAAATCTTCGTCTTCTAGATCCTCATCATTAATATCTAAAGCCTCTTCAGCACCAGCATCTAACTCTTCTTCATCCATATCTAATTCATACACATCCGGTTCTGTCTGTGCTTCGGATCCAATACCGTTAAACATTTGATCTGCTAGCTTTACCTTTTCCTGCTCAAGAGATTGATTCATTACATCTCCCATAATATCTTTAAAGGTAGGAGCTGCTGATGCAAAATCCTGGTTAATTACTTGATCGATAAAATCTGTTACTTCTGCCATACTAATCTCCGTTGTTCACATTAATATCTAAACTATGTTTTTGACCTTGAGGTTCTTGTTGTGGAGCCTCTTGCTCTTCTTCTTCATCATTATCTATCTCACCAGAATTCTGTTCGTCAGATATCTGATCTTTCATATCGTCGATTTGATCATCGTCCATAAACAGAACGTTCTTCATAACATATTCTTTTGAGAAGAATTCTCCTACATACGATTGCATCATATCTAGAGTCTGGATTCTCTCTCTTAGAAGCTCTGCTTCTTTTAGTTCTGTAAAGTGACTATCACGAACATATTCAATGTCGATATTTTCTTTCCAGCTATCCCAATCTTCTTCTGTAATAATACCTTTAAGAATAAGCTGTTTTTTTAGAATATTATAGAATAGATTATCAAAACGAGAGCGAAGTCTATCAATAAACTTTTGAAACTTTAACTCTTCTCTTGTTATTTCATTTGTCTTACCGAGAGAGAATTGAGTTTCTTGCTCAAGTCTACTCATAGGAACGTTTAAGGATCTGTAAAGTCGCTTTTGAAAATAGATGATGTCGTCGATTTGTCCAAGATTTTCACCGCCTGGAAGTGTAGAGATTTCTGTTCCACGACCGCCTTCCCTACGAGGGAGCCAAAAGTCTTCAAGCATCGACATATGTTTGCGATCATCTCTAATAGCTCCTGTGTTAGCATCGTATACAAGTTTATTACGGTACTTAGCCATAATACCTTTCATATACTCTTCTGACTTACCTTTAGGTAAATTACCCACATCAATATAGAATATACGACGCTCTGGAGCTCTAGCTAGTCTATAAATGACTAACGAGTCTTCCATCATACGTAACTGATTGATAGGTTTTAGAGCTTTATGAAGATGGGATACTACTTTCTTTCGTCCCTCATCAAGCAAACCAGATGTAACATAAGAAATAGAATCAGGGGTAATTTTAATACCTTGATTAGTAGAGCCTGGCTTCTCTTGATAGATATAGAACTCATCTACTCGCTCAATAAGAGTTGCACCTGTCTCAGGATCTTTTTTCTTTTTAATCTGTTTAACTTTTTTAATCTTAGATGCGTCAATAGGTCTTACTTCTTGAATACCAGCTTTAAGATTATTCTCATCGAGTACTAGATGGTGAAACATTCTACCATCAACATACCAACGCTTAAACATATCATGCCCTAAGTCACCAAAGTTAAGCATAGAAAGAACAGAATCAAATTCTTCGGTCATTGCTTTCTTAATTTGATCGCTTATTCCGTCTACATTATCAAGATTAAGCCTCACAGGAGCTTCTTTACCTCCTGATGTAATAGCTTCGTTAACAATATCTTCGACTGCTGCATCAACCTCGGGGTGATGTGAGACTGAACGATATTGCATAATAAGTTGTTTTTCGTCCTTGGTTTTTTCCCCATCCAAGTCGACATAGGTACCATAATGTGCACCTGCAGCTGTGACAAAGCCTGCACCATCCTCATCAACAGGAGGTACAATTGATTGTAACTTCTCTTGCTGTCTATTACGAGCTCTTTTGATCTCGAATCCAAATAATTTAAAACTGTCTTCAGCCATATTAATTCCTAATTAGTTAAGAGGGGCCCTTGAGCCCCTCTGATATTTATAGGGCTTATTACGATGTGGTGTTTGATTCCCAGTACTGGACTTGGAACTCAACAGTGAATCGCTCAATCTCATTCTCTGATGCATAGCTCAGATCAATTGGAGAAACTGCTGTTGGGAAACAACCACGGAAGTTGTAAGTCTTAATTGTTGAACCATCTTTATCAAGTTGCTCTACAAGTAAGTCTGCTTCGTAATCTACAACGTTAGTTAAGCCAGTATTAGCACTGTGTGCATTCATACCGTTCATCCAACGCTCCATTGAATCACGAATTACAAAATCTGTATCGTTAATGATTGTTGGAGACCATACATCAAATGTACGATCACCAGCCATTTTTAATTGTCTACCTCTGAATGGTACAATAATCGGTGAGATTGTTGAACCTGGTAGTTGTGCTGCCTCGCAAAGAAATGATGTTACTTCTACATCACCTCCTGCATATGCTGGGAAGTTTACTGTCGCTTTGAACAGATTTGGTCTAGCGCCGCCACCTCTCAACTTGGCTTTAAAGTCATCTACTCCTAGAATAGCCATCTACGTATCTCCTATACAGTGCCTGCGACTTCTTCGAAGTCAACACCGGTTCTAACAGCTACGAAGTTTAATGTAACGTAGTTGATTGAACGTGCAGGCTTAACGAAGATGTTCGCGATGAATTCATTGCGGTCTACAACTGATGACCCATTGTTGGTTGCATCGCAAACAACTTTGAAGTCTGTAATACCGCGGCGACCTTGAATCTCTCTCAAGAATGGCTCTACAATGTTTACGAACTCTGCGCGAGTAAACTCGTCGTTGAATTCAAACATTACATTTCTAGCCGCTGCTGCAATTGCTCTCTCCATGACTAAGAACAATCTACGGACATTTACTCTGTCAAATGCAGATGGTCTGTCTAAGAATGTTTTGTCACCGAATAGTAGAATGCCTTGACCAGGAATATTAGCCACTGGATTTACTCCAGCTTTATATAGTGTGTCTCTTTCTGCTTTAGTAGGAGAATAAGCCAAAGCTGTAACACCAAAGTACTGACCACGTCTCTGACCTGCTGGTGAGAACCATGGAGCTGCGTTAGCATCTGTAGCTGCCATCACACCTGCTGTTGTAGAAGCAGCTGGGATAAAGACATATTGATCATTGAACTTATCATATACTTTAAGGTAGTTATTATCTACTACAACATATGATGAACTGTTAAATGATCCTACTGTTGTAGTAGTTGCTGTAACTGGAGTAGAGTTGTTAACAACTGCTGCTCTGTCTGGGGATGTTACTACTACACAGTCTTTTCTGGTTGTTCCAGCAATACCTGCTAGATCGTTTACAACTGTTGCCTGATGTGACGCACTTGCCATACCAGGTGCAATCAAGAAGTCTACTTGGATTGTGTCTGTATCTTCAAACAAGTCAAAACCAGTTGCAACTTCTGCTGTGGTAAGTGTTCCAGAATCTACGCCACCAGTAAGTGATTTACTGATTGCTGCAGATGGGTTACCAAAAGTTGTACCTGATGCTGCTGTTCCAGCATTTGACATTGTTGAAAGATCACCATCCCAGTGTGCCAACCAAACATATTCTGAACCTGAGTTAACAACTTCAAGTGCATAGTTTGATGTGCCGTCAGCTGCTTTTGCGTCACTTGCCATTGATACAAATGCAAATCTCTCAAGTACTGTTCCTACAGTTCCTGAAATATTTCCATCTTCGTCAATCACTACAATGTGACACTCATCACCTGAGCCACCTCTTGCTGATGCAAATGCTGATGTTCCTGGAGCTGCATCAAACTCACCTTTGTAAGCCCAAGCTGCAAAGCCTGCTGCTGTACAAATTTCTACTTTAATTGAGTTTCCAAGCGCTCCGGCCCATTTAGCAATCCAAGCGCCTACGTTAGTATCGCCTGAGTCTGCACCAAATGAACTTTTTACTTCATCCCAATGATCATTATTGTTAACGTTAGTTACAACTGATGATGAGGATGTCGCGTTTTTAGCTGCTGATGTAAGTTCGCGTACGACGAACATAGCAGAAGAATATCTTAAAAATTGTGCTGCTGACAAAAAGTCTACAGCGCCTGTTGCTGTTGGGGATCCAAACTTCTCGGCAAGCGTAGCCTCTGTGTCAACCAGAGTAGCTTTCTTTGCCGGACCCCAGCGAAAATTTCCTACGAATGCTCCAGTAGTAGACTGGACGTTAGGGACGAAACCCGAAAGGTCTACTTCCTTAACTGTAATCGCAGGAGATTCAGAGGGACTAAATGCTGCCATTTCTCTTTTCCTTTTGAGTTAATGATAAGATGTCATAATAAGGATGTTCAATTACCTTTATTTATAACATTTTTATTCTCAGTAAAATTCCTCTACCCATGGCTTACCGCCTTGGATATGCCATTCATCTGGTTCTGGTTCTAATATAGGTTCATTTAAAC